TAAACTTAAATAATAAAAACCCCTCTTTTTTGAGGGGTTTTTTGTTGCCCAATATATTTATATATGAAGATACTATAAAACTTCTAAAAAACTATGAAAAATGAATATGATGATTTTTATAATTATTGATATTTATAGTAGAAGAAATTAAATTTATTGGAGATTAAAGATGCCAGAACTATTAGATCCTTCAGAAATAATGTTCACACCGTTTGAACCGAAAACTAAAAATCGGTACATCATGTACATTGAAGGTATACCAGCTTATCTTATTAAAACAGCGAATAGACCTACAATAGCTTTTGAAACTATTGAACTTGACCACATCAATGTTAAACGATATGTTAAAGGTAAGGGAGCATGGGAAGAATTAGAAATTACTTTATATGATCCAGTTGTTCCGAGTGGAGCACAGTCAGTTATGGAATGGGTAAGACTAGGACATGAATCTGTAACGGGCAGAGATGGATATTCAGATTTTTATAAAAAAGATATAACAATTAATGTTTTGGGACCAGTAGGTGATAAGGTTGAAGAATGGACATTAAAAGGAACATGGATTGTTAACGCAACATTTGGTGATTTAGATTGGGCAAATACAACTGACCCAGTTGATGTAACCTTGACACTTAGATACGATTACGCAATACTACAGTTCTAATAAATATTTTAATAATAAAAGGAGTTAATTATGGCAGTCATAGCAGATAAAGCTTGGTGGAAATCAAAGACAATATGGACTTCAGTAGTTGCTGGAGTTGTTGGAGTATTACAAGCAGCAGGTGTTGTAGAAGCAGTACCTGATGTAGTTTGGCAATTACTCGCAGCATTTGGTTTGTATGGAGTTCGTGACGCTGTTGGAAAAGCATAATTCCACAGTAAGTAGTATTTTAAGCTGGGGATTATTAAAATCCCCAGTTAGTTTTATAATTGGTTATATTGTATAGGTTACTATTCAATAGAAATTACAAAGGAGAAAAAACATGGCAGAAGAAAAACGCCAGTTTCCTACAGAGGTAGTTAGTTTGCCTTCAAAGGGACATTATTATTCAAAAGACGATCCATTGTCGAGTGGAGAAGTTGAAGTCAAATATATGACAGCTAAAGAAGAAGATATTCTTACTTCACAGAACTTAATTCGTAGAGGAATTGTAATTGATAAGTTACTTGAGGCTCTTGTAGTAGACGAAAAAGTTAACTTAGATACTATGTTAATTGGTGATAAGAATGGGTTAATGGTTGCCGCTCGTATTCTTGGATATGGAAAAGAATATAACTTTGAAGTAGATTGTCCTGCTTGTGCAGAACATTGTAAAGATTCTATTGATTTAACTACTTTTAAAGATAAGGTAGTTGATACTTCAAAGCATGATAAAGGTAAAAATGAATTTACATTTAAATTACCTGCTACTAAAGTTGAACTTACTTATAAATTCCTCACTCAAAAAGATGAACGTGCTATAGATGAAGAATTAAAAGCTATGAAAAAGATCTCTAAAGGAAGTGGAATTGATCCTGAAATTACTACACGTATGAAGAAAACTATTGTAGCAATTGATGGAGAACGTAATAGAACTAAGGTTAATAAATTTGTAGATGAACAATTTTTATCAGTTGATTCATTAGAGTTTCGTAGACACTTACAAGAGACTTTACCAGATGTTGATATGAGTTATCTTTTTGAATGCTCACTATGTGCGTATGAAGAGGAGATGACGGTCCCTATGACCGTCCAGTTTCTTTGGCCTGCGGCCCGAAGATAAACCCAATATACATGAGCAAATATTTCAATTAATATTTAACAGTAAAGGCGGATTTTCTTTTACAGAAGCCTATAACTTACCTATATTTCTTCGTACATTCTATATAAAGCGACTTCAAAAAGCTTACGAAGAAGAGAAAAAAGAAATGGACAAACACACTAAAAAATCAGGAGGGATTAGTAGACCTGCAGTTCCTCGTCGAAAGTAACATTTTTTTCAGTTGTTATATTTATTATTGAATAATTCCATTCGTTATTGAAAATTCAAGGAGTATAGATATGGCAACAAATAAACAAATGCGTGAAGCAATTTTCGGTAAACTAAAAAGTTTATTTTCAAAGGGTAAAAAACCATCAAAAGATGTTGAAAAGAAAATCAAATCAGATCCAGAGCTTAAAGCGTTATATGCTAAATTTGAGAAATCTTCTGATAAAGCAGAAAAAGATGCAGATGATTTAATGAAAAAACTTGGTATTTAATTAAAAGATAAATTATGGCAGACGATTCAGTCAAAACTATAAAAGAAAGAATCAAACTTCTTAGAGATTTAAAAAAAGAAGGTAAGGAACTTAGTGCTATTCAATTGCAAGAGCTTAAGACTTTACGTGCTCAAAAGAAAGAGTATGCTGGTCTTAGTAAATGGCAAAAAGATTTGTTAAATAAAGGTGATCTTAGACAAAAGAATGAAAAAATTGCACATAAATATATACTAAAACAAAAAGAAGCAGAGAAAGATATATCTAAATGGTTAACTACAAAGAAAAAATTACAAGAAGAGTATAAAAAAGGAGAGGCATCTCTTAATAAGAAATTAGAAAAGTTAGTAAAAGATGGTGATGCATATAAAAGAGTTCAAGCTGAAATAGTTGATTTACAGAAGCAAGGTGCAAAAGAAGTAGGTGGATATGATAAATATATAGAACTTGCGGAACAGCAAAAAAGTTTGAATGTAGATTTAAGTAAAATCCAAGAAGATCAAATAGCTAATCAAATGAAAGCAGCTCAAGGAAAACTTGAAGAATCAGATATTGCTGCACAGTTAGTTCAGATAGCCGGCCTTGAAAAGAAATTAAAAGAAGATTCTGCAAGATTGTCAAAAGAAGAAAAGGATCAAATTAAGGCACAAATAAGTTATTCAAAGTCTGCGCTTGATAAACAAGAAGATATGAATGATATCGCAAAAGTAAAACTTGGTATGGAAAGTAAACTTGATGATATATCTGGTGGTCTTATAGGAAAATTTAAAGGAATGAAAGCTCAGGCAGCACAAATAAATAAAGTTGCAGCTAAACATCCTTATGTTGCACTTGCGATGATTATTATAGGAATTATAGCAATTGGAGCTAAGTTAGTTAAACAGACAATGGAACTTAGAAAAGAGTTTGGTTTAAGTGTTGGTGAAACTGTAAAATTGCAAGGAGCTATGATGGGCGCTTCTGCAGAATTGTATTTGTTGGGAGTTAGTGCAGAAGAAGTTAAGGCAACTGCGGGAGCATTAATAGATGAATTCGGTGGTGTTAATAATGTTACAAAAGATACTTTGGTTTCTTTAGGTAAAATGCATGCAACACTTGGTATTGCTGGTGCAGATGCAGTAAAATTATTAGGTGCTTTAGAAGGAGTATCAGGTGCAAGTAGAGAAACTTTAATGGCTCAAATGAAAGTTACTGGAGAACTTGCTCAAGCAGCTGGAGTTGCACCAGCAAAAGTAATGAAAGATTTAGCAGATAATACTGAAACGTTTGCAGACTTCGCAATGGACGGTGGAGAAAATTTACAGGCAGCAGCAATACAGGCTGCTAAACTTGGTATTAGTTTAAGTGTAGTATCAAAAATGGCAAATAGTTTGTTAGATTTTGAAAGTTCTATTGCAAATCAAATGGAAGCTTCAATGATGTTAGGTAGACAAATTAATACTGATAAAGCTAGACAGTTAGCATTAGCTGGTGATTTAGAAGGACTGCAAAAAGAGGTTATGAATCAAATTGGAACTGAAGCAGAATTTGCAAAAATGAATGTGTTACAAAGAAGGTCATTAGCTAAAGCGTTCGGATTGAGTACAGAAGAGTTAGGTAAAATGGTAAGAGATCAAGAAAAAATAAATAATATGTCAGCTGAAGAACTTGCAGCACAAAAGAAGAGACAAGAACTTTTAGCGTTGATGAGTCAAACATGGACTACAATAGTTACAGCAATTAAAGATGGTCTTATGCCAGTACTTTCAGTTCTTGGAACTATTTTAGCACCCTTTCTTGCAGGACTTAAATTGATAGCTCCAATTTTAGGACCTATTGTTAAAATTTTAGGTATTATTGCAGTAGTTATAGGTATTATTGCTATTGCGAGTTGGGCGGCAGCATCTCCATGGATATGGATACCACTTGCTATAATGGGTGTTGTTGGTATAGTTTCACTTTTGATGAAAAAGTTTAAATCATTTGGTGAATTTGTTAAGTTTGCATTAGAAATGGCATTTGCACCGCTATTATGGTATT